AGCCCGAGCAACTATGCCAATTTCATAAGTCGATGAATTAACATCCACAGGATCATTGACCGAGAAAACTTGCAAGCCTGCAACAGTCGATATAGCACCACCTAGCCCAACCCGTGAACCTGAGTATGTGAACGACGAGGAACTCGTAATAGCTCCCCCACTCGTGGACAAGAGCAACCGGTTCGCGCCTAATCCACCAATGTTTGAGGCTGTGGTATAATAGCTGCCTTCCTGACCGTCTAGCAAATCAGCGTTCAATCCGCTGCTCGGACCATCGTTTCCAGATGTCCAAATCGTGTCACCTGTCCATGCCCCGGCGTTTATCGTTTGCGTTTTTAACGCGCCAGATTCGGAAACAACAACCTCATTCCCTGTCCCGCTGTCGGGGATGTTGGAAATCGTGATCAAGCCGACCGTCAACCTGTCCGTTGACGTGTCGAAGCTGATTCCGGCATTGTCTTCTGTGTAAACACCTGACGCGCCAGCTAACACCACGGACCCCGACGTAAATTGTGTTGAAGTCCCTGTCCCCCCATTAGCAACATGGAGGATGCTAGACCCGACATCTGCCGTAAGATCCAATGAAGCCCATAAAGGCACAGTGTTTTCACCGTTGGATTTCAGAACCTTTCCAGAAGCAACCGCTGAAATGAATCCAATCGTGGAAGCTCCCGAAGCGTAAGGCAACGCTCCAACGGTGTATGATGCGCTCTGACCGAAGTGAAACGTTGTTCCGCTTTTGACCACGCCGTTGCCAGCCCCGTAAACAGAACCGCCGCTCGTTTTCGTGAACGTCAACGAAGTGGTCCCAACAACAATTGCGCCGCTGGTTGTCAGTGTATAACCTGCGCCAGAATTTAAAGTCCCTTCCTCAACAAATGTGGTCAACCCACTTGTCACCTCAGCGTCCGCGTCTGCATCGCTAGCCCTCGACCATGCACCAGCAGCGCAAACATAGATTCCATTTTGGCTCGCCGTTGTTTGGTCCTTAACGAGCACTCGGTCATCAGCCACCACCGCAACGCCGTCGATTGTTTGAGTCCCTGAAAGCGTGATGTTGGCTGTCGTGGCTACCCGACATGAGTCTTTCCAATCCTGACCCGCTGCGATTGAATCCACATATGCCTTGGTCGCTGCGTGTCCGTCGCTCGTTGGTGTGGCAACCGTAAGATTCCCCGAAGCATCGCGTGCGCCCAACGTCGAAGCTGTCGCCGCCTCTGCTGCATGGTATCCGTCCACCCTGTCAGCGTTTAGATTTGTGACAACGCTGGTGTGCGTCCCGTTGACCGCAAAAGGAACCGTCCCACTTGACGGATTAAATGTTAAAACCCCCGTGATGGTAGCCGCCAGGTCATCACGCAAAAGGCTAAATTTGTTAGTTCCGTCGTAGCCTTTGAAAAAGTTCGATGTGGTATTAAACCAAAGCTGACCAATCCCCAGCCCAGTGTCATCAGATGCAACAGGATCAACCAACACGTTTAGGATTTTTGCCGCCTTTAAAAAATCAAGATTCGATAGCTGTTTCATTGTCAGGAAAGATATGCTGTGCCGTAAATCGCGGACACAAAGGTAATTTCAATTTCTGTTTTGCCAGTTGGATCGCCGGACGACCCGGTTGCCTCGTCACCATTCACAGGGTCGCCGTTGTGGTCGAAAATTGCGCCGATGCTTGGGCGGTATCCGAGGTTGTGCGTAATTGTCCAAGTGGTAGCTGGCGTGCTCTGCGTGTGCTTATAGTTGTAAGCGGAACTTGCCGCCGATCGCGTGGTGTGAGCCAGTTCCTCAGCGTATGGACTTTGACCACCCCACTTGTTGCGCCAAGCGACGCGGAAATCGTAATTTGTATCCGGTTCTAATCCTCTGACCGGATACTCAATCGAAGATGGCGACCCAGTGATTGACTGCCATGTTGAATCCGCTGATTTTTTCCACTCAACAACAACAAGCCCCCCTTGGTTAACGAACTCATCCGTTGACGCATCCCACTCAATCATGACGGAAACAAGGTCACGTGAATCAAGATTGTTTGTGAGCGTCAAGCCCGTTGGTGCGTCCGGCAGACCGTCCGGCAATTCAGGCTCATCGATGATCGTGAAAGTTTGCTCGTCGCTGCCAGCCGTCCATGAATAAACGCTTGATGCCGTTTCAGACAATGAAAGTTGAACCGTTACAACTCCGTCTGCAACTTCAAGGTTGAATCCGTCAACGTCGAACGGAACGCTTGAAAGGTTGTATCTCGGCAGGTTGACCAATACCGTTTTACCTGCCTGCGCTTGTAGTGCTTCGATGTTGCAAATCAGTTCAACGGTGAATTCCTTGCGAGACTTCTCAAGTAAAACCTTGGCGATTCTGTTTGCCATTGATGGCGTTGATGTCGCTGGCAAATCGAGCCCTTGCAACAGGTCTTCACCGTCTGCCGTCACGTAAGTTGCGTTTGTGACCGGCGGATAATCTGCCGCTTGCCACCTGTTTTGAGCCGCCAAGAAAAACCCTTTCACCACGTTGAACCGCTCACGCCTGCCGCGCCTTGGGCGAATCTTGATCGGTCCCGCAAGCATGTCTTCGTCAATGGTGAAAGTTGGCGTCTGGTAAACCCCAGCGGTCATCGTCCACTTGCCGCCGATGTATGCCACCGTGCCCGCCATAGCGTCCCGAAATTGCCGGATGATGTCCTCTGGACTGTTCTCAAGATCAATCAATCCGTTGAACGTGTATCGGTATTCCTCCGCTGTGAATGAATGCGTGCCGGTTCCATCGTTGGTCATCGTGACAATGCTGGAAACGTCGTCGATTGCCGTTGTGACTTCGAACGAATCTTTGTCGGCATTAATCACGAAGTAATCTGTGCCGCTGCTCAATCCTGCTGGAAGCGTTGTTGTGGATGTGAAGTTGACAATCTGCGAGTCATGCAAGCCGTGTGCCGTTGAGCTGATCCGGTTCGCATCGCTTCCAACGGTGGTCGAAAAATTACCCGCAGCAGCAAGCGAAATTTGGTCTTCGCAATCACCAGCAGCAGTGTCAAATGCAGTGTGATCAATTTCATTCGTCCAATCAATGTTGGGTCCGAGGTCTTCAAGGCTCAGATAATGAGCCAAACAAAGCGCCGTGTTAGTTGTGTATCCCGTCGAATCGTCCCGCCCGTCCACAATATCATTGCGACCGCGAACAACTGCGGAAATGTTAGGCAATCCGTTTGGGAAGACAGCCGGATCGAAAGTTAGCCTTATAGAAATATATGCAACGCCTTGTAATTTGTGGTCAGTCGTCCAAGAGGTCGCAGTGGTATCCGCAACAAAATCTGTGTCCGCAGTTTGCGCCGCGCCGCCAAGATGTTTTTGAAGCCTCACCTTTCCAGCCCATTTCCCTGTGCCGTTCAAGGTTGTCGCCGCGCCGCTTCCGTCAAGTGTCAAGATTTGGTCGTCGAAGTAAATGTCATCTATTCCCTCAATCGGCCCATCGCATAGGATCAAGATCAGATACAAGTATTTGTTATCCGACGAAACAGACAAGTGACCGATCACACCACCCACGCGCGTTCGACCGTAAACCAATCGCCGTGCAACAAGCGGGTTTTTGATTGAAATTGTCTGGCTTGCTCCGGCGGACTCAAGCGCCCGCTGCATCGCCTTCTTCTGCTTGCGCTGCTGCACAACGTCCATTGCCGTTGAGCCGATGATCAGCGCCGCGCCGACAACATTAAGCCCTGGCACGAAAAGCAGAATCGGCCCCAGGATTTTTGCAACTTTCTTGAATATTTTTGACATTACTTGTGCCCTATGCCCCAGGCTTTTTTGATCGATGAACGCGGAATGAACTCAAGCCCTTTCGAACCGAGCGCGGCGACTTCTGAGCCAACGCAAACGCCCATTGCATCCGCGCCTTCATAGTGAATAAGGCAAACATCACCGCGCTTTGCGCTGTGGCTGTGGATTTGAGGAAAGTCTCGCAGTAGCTCCATTGCCCATTCCTTGATCCCGTCTTTCTTTTGTTTGACGATCTTGGCGGCGGTCTTTGCGGAATTATATTTTCCCCGGTGGCCGGCAATGATGTCGTGATTTATACCAAGAACTTGAATGGCTTGAGCCGCAAAAACCATGCAGTCATTCGCCCCCCACTTGAACGGCTTGCCGCGTTGTGATTCGATGAACTGATCGAGACGCAACTCCCAATCTTCGCACCGCTTAGCTTTTCCAGACAATTTGCTTGTCTTGGATTTTTCCGATGAATTCAAGCCCTTTGTCGCCCGCATAGAGTCGCTGTTGGTCTTGGTCTGTGTATCGGTTTTGGATGCGTTTGATTTGGTTGATAAGTTTGGATTCGGCATTGATTGAAATGGTTGCAGTTTTTCCGTTGTCGTTGATTTCGCCAGTGTCCATGATGCCTGCGAAAATTTGGAAAGGATCACCAATAACGGAACCGGACGAATCAAGAAACGCGATCCATACGGCAACATCCGCCCCTTGGAATTCGTCTTGAGTTATGTCGTCGATATCCGCTGAGTCGATCCCTGATATGTCAATCTGTATACCTTGGCTTGATCCGTCCGTCGTTTCAGGGAAAGTTGAAAAACTCACCGCTCGCCCGGTTCCGTCCCATGATTTCGAATCCCATGAAATAGTCCCTTGCCCCGTCCAGAAATTCACGGTTGCGGATGGAAATGCCAACTCGCAAAGCACAGCAGGCTTGACAACGGTTTCACCGATTGCCGTTTGAACAGAGGATGTAAGATTGCGAACGCTCATATTGCCTCTACCGCCTGAAACCTTAGCCCTTCAACAATGTGGTTCACGGTCATGTTGACCGGCGGAAGTTCGACAAGCCTGAAAAGCCCTTTCGGATTTGAGACGGTAATCGTTGCATTGTCGCTCGGCGAACTTCTAAGGTTTGGCCAAATGTCAAAAGTTGCGTTGCCGCTTCCGTCGCTGTTCGCGTCTTGCAACACCTGGTAAAGATAATTCCCAAGCTGGAACCAATCGCCCGCTTTCAGTATCCCGGTTTGGCTTGTCGTCCATCCGTCCGTGATCAGGCTTTGCCCTGTCTGGCTTCCACCGTTCACGAGCGGGGTTCCTGTTGCGATGCCTCGCGCTGTTTTGTCGAGTGTGGGTGACAGCCAAAAAGTTCCTTCCATTCCGTTAAGGGAAAGAAACCATGCCCGCCAGATTCGCGCGTTTGCAACGGTCATTGCTGGCAACGTGATATTGGCCCGCCAGCGTTTGCCGCCGTTGTCGTAAACCTTGATTTTCCTGCTCCATGCCGATTCGGTGGTCGCAACAGAGTTTTCCGGAATCCATTCAATTTCTTGAATGCCTGTCGCCGTCGGGAAATCTAATGGGAATGAAATAGCCATTTACTTTGCAAACCATGCTCCAATTGTTCCACCAATTCCGCCAGCCGCCGAAAGCCCTGCAACCCACGCTTTGATTCTTCCCCTGTCACTTTTCAGGCTCTTGACATCGCTCTCCAGTTCATTAAGCCGGTCACGGTGTGCTTTCATGTGTTGAACGATCCCGTCAACGCCAAGCTCAGGCTTGCCCTGGATCGCGGTCATCATCTCTCGCATTTCAGAGCGCATTCCCTGTATTTCAGAAAGTAGTTGCTTCACTGACTCGTCGCTCATGATTGCATTGATGCGCGGAACGATCCGCCGCGTTGAATTTGGTCTTGAACCCCTTTGATAAGCTGGCGTCCGTGGTCGCGCATCATGCCGCCAACCTGTTCCTCTGTGACCCCACTTTCAAAGTTGTTCGTCTGTGAAAGGTTCACAACAACGGTTTTCGAACTGCTGTCAGTGACTCCCTGCATGATCGAATTCGGCAAAACCGTTCCGGCGGTCCTTGGGACAAAAAGCTCCGGGCCTTTCTCGCCAACGACCGACACCTTGCCAACTGGCGGATTGCCGCCTTCAGCAAAGAATCCGCCGAACAACGAACCAATGCCGGAAATTATGCCGCCGATAGGTCCACCGACTGAGCCGACAATGTTTGAAAGTATTCCGCCAATGCCTCCGGAACTGCCTCCAAGCCCGAGCATGTCAAGGATGCTTCCGCCTTGTTTCTGAGCGAATATGTTTCCGATCTTGTCGAGCCCAAATCCTCCGGACAGGTCAAATCCTTTCGCGCCTTTGGTTATGCCTGAAAGAATGCCGCCGAACTCCCCTTGGATGTTCTTGCCGAACAACTCAAAGCGGGTTTCAGCGTTGTCGAGTCCGTCCCCGATCCCAACAATTGCATTGCCGATATCGGTCCCCATGCGCTCATATCTTGAAACAAGGTTTTCAACAGATTCCTCTCCGCTGGTTTCAAGAATGCTTCCAATTGTCTTTTCAAACTGGCTTGCCTCGCGTGAAGCTTTGGACGTTGGAAGCTTGAATTGATCCGGCCCGATTGGGTTCGATGCTGAATCAAATAACCCTTTGAAACGCTCAACCTTGCCTTTCTGGATGTCCATCAGCAATTCAGATGCATCGAAAGGCTTCGTATCTTTGGAAGGCGGCGCGACTGGTCCGATCTTGATACCGGCAGCAACCTTTCCGGTTTTCTCGAATTCGTCTTGCATCAGTTGCAAGGATTGGATCGATGGTTGAACAAAAATGTTGTTCATTCGGTCGTATTCCTTCCCGAGAAGCGTTACCATGTCCGGAACGTAGGAGTTGAAAACAACAGCATCCGCCATCTTGCGGAATCGTTCCTTGAGTCCGTCAACAGCAGCGCCGGCCTTTTCGGTGATCTTCAACAACTTATCCGCCAGCCAATTTCCCACCCTTGCGACCATCTGTTCAGCGTAAAGCCCTATGGCTTTGAAAGCTCGCTCGCCAACAGTCATAAGGCTTTCAACGTAGTCGCCGGCGTCAAGGAAGTATCCGCCAAGCTTGGCAAGAACAGTGCTCGTTGCAACGTCCCATCCTTGGAGCTTGTCTTGCCATCTTGAAACGAAGTTGAAGAACGCCTCCCCGGTTTCGCTTAATTTCTGGACAAGCGGATCGAATGCAACAATGAGATTTGCAAAGTAATCCGTAAGGAAACGGTCGATCTCATCGCCCCATTTCGCCCAAGCAACAACAAGCCCGCCCAGGATCGCAACAAGCCCGGTCAAAGGATTTGCAAGCAACGCGATGGAAGCGACAAGCCCGCCTTTCGCGCTTATCAACGCAATGATCGGAGCCGCTGCCGCAACAAGCGAACCAAAGGCGACAATCAAAGGCCCAAGGGCAGCAGCAAGCCCGGCAATCACTGTCCCTGCCTTGAGAACTTCAGGATTGGTTTTAGATAAGGTTGAAAACCAATCCGTGAACTTTTCAACCGCTGCTGTTGCCCATTCAAGCAACCCAGAATCAGCAATCGCAATTGCGACGGCTTCCAAAGCTGACTTGAGTTTAAGCATTGCGCCGTTTAAGCCCTTCATGCGTGCTGTTGCCTGATCTGCCGCGCTCGTCTCTGCAAGCGATATTTTCAGGTTGTTAATCGAATCGGCTCCGGCGTTCATAATTGCGAACGCTGCTCGCACGCCTTCAGTGCCGAAGATTTGAATACCCTTTGCAAGCTTGTCTTCCTCAGATAGTCCGCCGAACGATTTTTGAAGCTTATCCGCAATTGTCGCCATCGAATCCATCTCGCCGGCAGCGTTGAAGAATGACAGCTTCAGGCTAGCCATCGCTTCGATTGCCGGCTTGCTGGTTGGTTTCAACCTGGCAAGGAACGTTTTCAGGCTTGTTCCTGCCGTCATGCCAGACGAGAATGAAGGAGCCATTGCCGCAATTGTCGCGTTGAAGTCATCGAACTCAACGCCAACAGAAGCCGCAACACCGCCAGCATTGGCGAGCGCGTATGCATAACCCTCGATGTCGAACTTGGAATTAAGCGTAACGCCGGTAATGGCGTTGACTGCTGATTCCATATTCTTTGCCTCAACACCAAACGCAAGCATTGCATCGGTTGCAATGTCTGCCGCCCTGCTTAGGTCCGATCCGGTCGCCGCTGAAAGCGTCAGCGTTGCATCCAGTGCGCCGTCAACAATCGCCTGGTACTTCAAGCCGTTCTTGGCAAGCATTTCAATCCCGCCCGCCGCTTCCGTTGCGCTGAACTGAGTCGTCGCACCAAGTTCCTTCGCCTTCTCGCGCAGGTCAACGAACTGATCCGCGGTCGCGCCGGTGATCGCTTGGACGCGATTCATTCCAGCCTCGAAGTCGCCTGCGGCTTTCAGGACACCAATGCCAAGCCCTGCAATCGGAGCAGTGACCTTCATTGACAAATCCTTGCCGATTGCGGTCATCTCGCTGCCAAACTTCCGCATTGGGCGCAACGCCTTAGCGAAGTCCTTTTGAAGTCCTGCGGAATTGACTATCAGGTCGATTGCTAGTCTGGCGATACTGGTGGCCATTATTTCACTCGCTTAAACAAGGTTTTGTGAGAATCAAGGAATTGTTTCATTTGATCCATTTTTTGCTCGTTGCGTTCCTCCTCGGTCATTGGGAGGAAATCAACTTCAGTGTATGGTTTCGGCTTCTTCTTGCTGTCCCGGTTGGTGTTCGCAATAAGAGCCATCAGGCGGGCGGTTCGTGCATCTTCTCGGCGTTCACGCTGCCGCCAAGCGCCGACCAATGCATCAAGCTCTTGGTCGGTCGCTTGCCAGAATTCTTCATCCGTTAATCCGATTTCGATTCGGAAGAAGGCCCGTCTTTGGAACCAGGCTTTTTTTGGTCCACCTCCATCAAATCTGAATCAACGTCAAAGCACTTGTTTATTGCCTGGATCGCTTCAGTCTCGCGCCCTTCGATGGCAACAGCAACATCCTCCGCGCTCATCTTGACGTTGGGTTCGTCAATCAGGGCAATCAACAGATGGCACATGGTTGCAAAGCACTTATCCGGATTAGCAAGGTCGCCCAAGTTAATGCCCGCTTGACTGATTCGAAAGTTCGTCCGTTGCGTGCGCTTCAGATTGTGTTCCCGAACGATTGTGAATTTGACAGATTCAGACATGGTTTAAGGATTAAGCTTCTGTAACGTTGGTCGTGACTTTGATTGTAACATCTGCGGTCATTAGTCCATCGACCGGAGCTTTCGGCGTGAAGTTTGTCACAATTCCTGAAAAGCTCCAAGTCGTCGCGCCGGAGTCCGGAAAGGTCAACTTGTATGCCTTGATCGTTCCGCGCCCGGTGGCGTGAATCCATGCGTGACTTGCTGCCGCTGGATCATAGGCAATTTCCATCGTCAAATCACCAGAATCGCGCAATCCTTCAATGTAACTGCGATACCCCGTAGACTCGTCGTGAGTGGTTGCGTCAATGACTTCGCTCAACAATGACGGGCCTTCAATGTTTCGGACGCTTGCAATTGTCGTCCAAGTTGGCATTCCGTCGAGGTCATATTGTAGTGTGGCTCCAAAGCCGTCATATTTTGCCATGTGTGTTCCTTGTGTTTAGTTGGTGGTTACTTGTAAGAGATTAAAAAGTCGATTGTCTTTCGGTGCTTGCCTTCTTCCCACTCTGAGAAGTCCATCTCATTGCCAAATGTGCAGACTGAAACCGTGGTTGTTGGCCCCGATCCGATTTGACCGCTTAATCCGTGAAGGAGTGTATAGAATCCATCTTTGATTTGTTCGCACTCGTCAGGTGTGTCCGCCACGATGTCAAATTGTATGCGGTCGCGTATGATCCCCAGCGGACCATCGTGGCAAAGTTCGTCGTTGCCGCTGACAGTGTGGAACTCCACGAAAGGATAGGTTGCGCCCTGCGGAGCAAGTCCAGGATAAAAGCGCGTGCTGATCAGTCCTGAAACGGTCGCGTCGTTCGTGACTTCATAAAACAAATCCTGTTTAAATTGTAAGCTCATACGCCTTTTGCGATTCGTTCAATGCCGCGCCCAATCTTTGTTCTGACATTACGTTCCATGCTTCCCCTGTTGGAATCAAATGTCGGTCGAATGAAAGGTCTTGCTGGCGTCCCTTTTACACGTTTTCCAAAGATCATCTTGCCGTTCGACATGATGCTTTTGACCTTCGGTCCATGAGGGGCGGTTCCGTATTCAACAAGGTGCGCATATTTGGAAGGCTGAACAGTCTCACCGTTGATCTCTTTTTTGATCCGAGAAACACCAACGATTCCAACAACGAACCCGTTCCGCCGGTAGCCTTTCACTTTCAACTTTGTAGCGCTCCGAAGCATTCCAGTTGCCCCGCGTGGCGCTCTTGCCCGCGCATCAGCAAGAACAGGCTTCATGGTTTCACGAACCGCCGTCTTGATTACCTTGTCCTGCGTGCGCCTGACAACTCGATCAAAAGCGGATCGGAGTTTCTGGAACTCACTCTGCTTGATGTTGAGTTTGAATGGCAATGGCATCAGTTCGTCCTTAGTCGCGTTGTTAGTTCGATAATATCATCGCCAATCTCGCGCACGGTTAATATGTCGAAAGTTTGGCTGTTGTATGAAATACGGTCTGTGCTGGTAACGTCTGACACGTCGCTTGTGTTGTAGAATCTCCAATCTGTCAACATCGTGGCTTCAACCTTCGAAGCGCCTTCGCTCTCCCATGATTGCCGGCCTTTTCGGTCTTTGCGTTCGGCCCATACAGTCGCATGAGTTGCCCAAGTGCCGTTCGGTGTTCCCATTGCGCTTTGACCGGAGCCTTGGCGCTGGATCACGATGTTTTTGTTCAGTTGGCCGGGGTCCATTGGCATTACTTCAAAACGTTTTTCACGATTCCAGAAATCAAATCGAACGTACCACTTGCCCGTTGTTCCTTAATGGTGTCAGTCTTGATTTTTCGGTCCGTTTCCGGGTCCAAAGATTTAACGACCTGCCGCCATTTGTCAGCCGCTTGAACCGCTGAAGTGGTGGCTTTTTTCCACTTCTTCCCGCGCAAAGCTGCAACACCGCCTAGTGTAGCAATGATTGCATTCGCAGCTAAGGACGACCAAGGGAACGGTGCAACGTCTCCTGCGAGGTGAATCGTTTTCTCAATGCCGGGCTTTAGCACCCATCCGTTCGTATGCGTGGTTATCACTTTGACGGGTTGCAACCTCTCCGTGATGTTGGTTTGAAGCGTTCCGTCTGGCAGTTGAGTGATTTCCGGAACGTCAACAACTCTGTTTGTGTTCGTGACTTCCGTTTTAATAATCGGTTCAAAAAGCTTGTCTCCTGCCCATTTGATTTGCTTGCACGCGGTCAGGAACGGAATCAACAGGACGATTACAAAAAGTGTTTTCTTCATGAGTAAAAAAAGCGGTATGGCGTGAGCAGTGACTTGACGCCGTTTGGAATGTTCTCCGGTTTTATCTCAAGCATGTTCACAACTTCGGATCGGTGGCGGTAGTAGTGGCCGACCAACAACTTGATTGCGTGAACAATTGCCGCCGGAACGTCTGTCGCGCTTGATCCGTACCCAGCAACATAGGTCACACGGAGCGGGTTTTCATAGCTGCCATCAAAGTCCGGAATGGTTGTAAACCGAATAATACCGGGCGCGTTGTCCGTGTTCACTTCGTATGTTGAACTTGATGCAACTTGCAGGTTGCCGTCGCCATCCCGGTATTGAACGGAAGTGACAGAGGCGAGCGGCGGTTTCGGCAGCCGTAGCCGCTCGCCTTCCGTCAAACTGAATGTTGCGACCCAGGTTTGGTTTATGAATGAGCGGTCGCAATAATGCTCGGCATTGATACGGGCGGCGGACACAAGCGCGTCGATGTATGTGTCATCGTCGCTATGCGTAACGCGCAAATGCGTTTTCGCTTGAGCCGTTGTAATGGGCTCGGAAGCTGCATCCGTCGTTCTGTTCAGTGCCAAAAGCATTGTTTAACCGCGTTTCTCAACCTTGGCCTCTGGCGCTTTTGCCGTCCGCTTTGCTACCTGTTCAGTCGGTCCAACGGGAACAACCGCCTTGGCACCGATCAGTTCCTTGGCATCGCTGGCTTCTATTTCCCGAACGTCTCCGGCGTTTCCGTTCACTGCCGTATTCGGACCGGCAACTGTGGTTGTGTATCTGACTTTCATGATTCAAAAATGGAAACCGGGGCAAAAAGGCTTCACTGGCGAAAAATCCCCGGTTCTGGATTTTTACTTATCAGGGGTTATGCGGTTCCTTCGTCGGGAGAAACGTGGGTTTCCTGAGTCGCAATCGAAGTGATCGGAGACTTACGCCCGCGATACTGGATTGCATAGAAGGTTTCCGTCACGGTCGTAGCACCAGCGCGGACAATTTCCGCCCTGACATATCGATCCGATGGGCGGAATAGGTCAATTGCAACAAGATCACCGTTTGTCCCCGGAACTTGAGCAGTGCCAGCAAGATCAACAAACGTCGAATTGTCGGATGATTGGGCTAGGTTTACGCTGTTGCCAGCGTTTGCCGTTGCCAAAGCGCCAACAAACACAACGCCGTCAAATCCTGTCATGTCAACAGAATCGGTGTTAACAGCGCTCGTTGCGGTTGATTGAGTGGTCTTTACGACCGTAACTTTCACGTCATTCAAAAGAGTGGCTTGCATGTCTTTTTCCTTTCGTTGATTAAGCCAAGGTGACGCGCACGAATGCTTCTTCAAGAACAGGCATTCCGTCTGTTTCGGCGCGTGTGATGAACCCAACTTGGTTGGTTTCCGCATACAGCTCATTGAGCCGTTGAATCTCCATATCCAGCGAATCAAGGATGTAATACTGGGAGAAGTCGCCCAGGATTCCGACATACAGCCCGCTTGTGAACGTGTTTGGAGCGTATTCCGAAACAACGAACGGCAGGTCGAGAATGCGGTCAGGGTGTCCCTGCTGCAAACCTGGTTGCCACAAGTATTGATTGTTGGAATCCTTCAGCTTGCGGATTGCCTTCACAGCGTCACGATGGAAAATCCAAGTAGCATTGTTCCAATAAGCGCCCTTGAGCGCATATTTGCACTCGATCAGGTTGTCCGCCCCAATTGCAGTTGTGGTGTTCCCCGTGGAAACATCGCGCCCGGTGCTGATTCCGTCGGTTGAAGCGGTGAACAGTCCCAAAGGACGTTGAACGCCGGAGCCAGTGAGGAAAGCTTTTTCTTCAGTTATCCCCATCTTGTATCCCAAGCGATCCGACACAAGGGATTCAATGTTGGAATTCCTCATCAGTGCCTTGGAAACCTTCAAACGCTTGGCGAGCGGATTGGTTTTCAGCTCGCGTTTACCCAGAGCCATAGAAGAATCCAAGGAACCCGTGCCGAGTTCGGAGGTCCAATCAGAATCCGCCGGGTCAGTCTCAAGGCTTGGAAAGCCCATTGAATGAGCCCCGCTGATCGTGTATTTGGTCGCAAGCTGGCGGATGAAGCTTTGGTCATCCTTGGCTTTGATCAGGTCGTTCATCCAAGCAACGGGTGCAACGAGATAACCGCCATCAGGTCCGGTTCCCATCTGCAATGCGCGTTGCTCAATCTCGGACAAACCAGAAAGACCGCTTCGAAGGAAGTTCCGGAAGCCTCGGCGCTGCACGCATTCAACAGTTTGACGCTGTTCGTCGTTGATCCGGTTCAGGTCGCGCATATTGCGCTCATACTGTTCGATGCTGCGGGCTTCGGTGTTGGCGTCGCTGTGCTGGCGTCCGTCACCGTCGGGCTTAAAGTCGCGCCGACTGGTTTCGTCGTCTTTGGCCAAAGCGTTCAAGCGTTCGCTGCGCTGAATCACTTCGTCGATTTCGTCCAGGCGGGTTTCCCATTGTTTCCACTTGGTTTTATCCTCGGAGTTCATGCGTCGCTTTTCGCCGGTTAGCTTGGCGTCAAAGTCCCGCATATCCTTAGCAATGTTGCCCTTTTCTTGGTATAGGGCTTTCAGGTCGTTAGGCATGTGTTTTGGTCGGGTTTGGTTTTAGTTGGCAAGCTCGGCGAGCTTGATTTTTCGCGCCCGTTCCTCTTGTTCAAGGTCAAGCGCTGAAAGTTGTTTTTGGTCTTTGAATTCATCGAAGGATCGGGCCTGCACCAATGTGTCTGGATATGCTGGGTAGGTGACTGGGGAGACGTCCAACAGTCTTGAGACCTTCGTTATTTTGCGTAGCACAACGGGCTTGCCGTTTTCTTCGGTCTCATCCCATGTTTGCCCGTCGTGGTTTACTTGGAACGCGAACGATGCTTGATCAATGTCGCCGCGCTTCAGGATTTCAACAAGATCGCGTCCGGCCTGCGTGTCCGGTGCTTCAAATTCAAAGCGCAATCCGATTTCATCCTCGGTTAGCTTCAGCGTTCCGCTTTTGGTTCTGGCGAGTGTTTGCAATCCCCCTTCGTGGTTAACCAATGCTCGAACGTCATCGTTGAGAACATTAGAGAAAGCTCCCGGCTCGATGATCTCATACATCTGATAGTCATCATCACCGAAGTTTTGCGAGCGTTTGTTGAACATGGCGGCGTACCCAACGATCTTTGGTTTGGAATCGCCTTCCGCTCGGATTTCGAAATTTGCTTGTGAGAGCCGTTTTTCAGGCTGATTGTTCTTAGGCATCTTGTTCCTTCGGTTGGTCGGGCGTCATGGCTTTGTCTTGCATGTATTCGTCGCCCTCTGGGTCAACGCGGGGATTCATATTTTCAAGCGCTCGCCATTCGTTTGCGCTTATGATTCCGTTGCGTCTTTGGATTTGGAGGGATTCTTGGCGGGCCTTGGTTTCGCCCCGCAAAAGAGCATCCATTTTGAACTCGAAAAAGTATTCGTCTTGCTCCTTCGGTTTTAGCAGAGTCTTGGAAAGCCGTTGCTCCCACCGAACCAGCCAAGGCATTATTGAATCCGTGACGAAATCAATCGATTGCTGTTCGATGTTTGAAAACGTCGCCCGGTCCAAGTCATAGATTTTGTGAGGCGGAACGCGGAAGATTCTGGCAATCTCGGAAATCTGGAACTTGCGGCTCTCCAGGAATTGGGCATCCTCTGCGGTCATGTTTAACCTCTGCAATTTCATGCCGTTGTCAAAAACCGGAATCTTATGCGCGTTGATAAGTCCACCATGCTCGCGTCCGATTGACTCCTTCAAGTTCTGTTTAACTTCCTTGGTCAACGGTTGATCAGTCTCCAGGTAAGCGCCGATGTGGGTTCCGTTTCCGAAAAACCGCGCGCCGTAGTCCTCTGTGGCAAGCGAAAGCGCGACGGATTCCCTTGCGACTTCAATCGGTGAAAGCCCCATAACACCATCGGAAGCAAGTCCGCGTAGGTGCAGGATTTCATCGTGTGAATAGTATTCCGTTTTGCCGTCAAGCCTGCGGTATTCGTAAGACAGCGAACCATCAGTTTTGCGCTTAACGTCCATCCTGTCCGGGTGCATCGGGACAAGCCCGCGAACCCTTCCTCCTCTTGACCAGTCAACGAATGCAAACGCATTCCCTCGCAAAGTCAAATGCCCTTGCAGCATCTCCCGGAACTCGAAGCTTGTTTGCTCCATGTTCGGGGAACGATGCAAGACACCATAAAGCGGGTGACTGGTTGCGCGTTCCTTGCCTTCCTTTCCGCTGACTTCAATTCGGCGGTATAGGACTAAAGGAAGGGCGGCGACGGATTCGGACAAGATTCGAACGCATGAGAACACCGCCGCCGCCCGCATCGCTGAGTCAGGAGTGACCGTGATGCCGGTTGCAGAGTTATTAACCCCGAACCAGCGCCCCAAGTATTCGCCGCCGTCCTTCATAAGAACGGGTGGAATCTTGCGAGCGCTTCGGAAGAAGCTTAGAATTGGCGAGAGGAATGCCATTCACCCTTACAATAAGGGGAGAACAGCGAAAAAAATACGTGAGGAAACATGCAGAAAAGTGAGATTATGCGCGGACCTGCCGCCAATTTTTATTGTGGTATTCCCACTTTCTCACGATTTGAACAGTTGAGAACTGCCCGAAGAAAGGGCAACCTGAGGCCTTCATTTCAAGGATTGTCCTGTATGAATATCCCAACGCGCAAGCAAGCTGCGTTGCATTGAGCCTGTGGGCCTCAACAAATTGATAAGGTTCTCCCTTGTAAAGTATCGTTGTAATTTCAGCTTGTTCGATTGTTGTCATACAAAAAATATCCCTTCATCTTCGTAAATTGAGCGCTGATCCGCACCCGCCACGATTGCCCGCCCCATCGCGTTGACGAGTGCGGAAATGCCGTCAATGCGTGAATATGAATTCACTTTGTCCGGAATCACGTTGCCGTTTGGGTCTTGCCTGCCGGTCGCGTTCGATGCCATCCAACGGAGGACAGGGTTTCCGCCGTGCCTGAGTTCGCCCTTTAGGATTTTCTTCTCCAGCGCATCAGCACCGGGTGCAAGCGTGGCGTGTCCCTGTCGCATCATTACCATTTTTGCGCCTTCGTTCTCCAGTGCGGTCGCAATCTCTGTTGCCTTCCAAGGATCGTATCCGCATTCCTTGATTTCATAGAGAGCAGACAAGTCAAGGAAGTCTTTCTTTATGAACTCAAGGTCAATGAAATCGCCCGGTGTCGCCTCGATCAATCCTTGTTCGATCCATTGGTCATACGGAACTTTGTCCCGCCGGCTTGCCTCTGCAATGTTTGCCTCTGGCATGTAAAAGAACGGAAGGATCACCCATTCTTCGTATGCCCCAGGCGGGAAAAGCAGGACGTGCGCCGTTATGTCAGTGGTTGTCGATAAGTCCAGGCCTGAAAAACAAACGCTGCCCTTTAGTTTTTCAAGGTCGATCTGCCCGCCGCACTTGTCCCATTTATCCATATTCAACCAAAGGTTTTGCCCGTCTGTCCATACGTTCAGTTGCTTGTTGAGGAAAGCGTTCATCTTCCCAGGCATCGCTTTGGCTTTGTTTGCCTGGTCGCGCATGTATTCAAGATTCTTGGATACGCCAAGCATCGGGTTTGCCTTGAACCAAGTGTCCTCCCTGAATCGTGCCTCTGGGTCGTCCAAGTCTTCCTGATCAACTGTGGCAATGTATGCAAAATAAGAATCGTCATTTATTCCGGAATTCGGATCAAGGAATTGCACGCAATGCTGCCTTTGCTGGTAACAAATCCCGTTGCGGTTAAATCCCGCCGTCGTGATTGCAATGTTGAGCGGTTGCGAACGTGAGCCGAATGCATCCTCAAGAACGTCCCACAATTGCCGCCCCTTCCATGCGTGCAATTCGTCATTGATCACGGCATGAGGGTTTAATCCGTCCAATGTATCCGAATCTGCCCCCAAAGGTCGGAAAATGCTCGTTGTTGAAGGGAAAAGAACGGAATTGTGCCTTGTTTTGCACGCTTTTGATAGTGCTGGCGACTTTTTCACCATCTCCCACGCCGCTTGCCAGACGATTTTTGCTTGTTCTTCCTTGGTTGCCGCGGCGTAAATCTCAGCGCCTTGCTCTTGGTCTGCTATCAAAAGGTATATTGAAATTGCAGAAAGCAGAGTCGATTTGCCGTTTTTACGTGGTAGCTCGATGTATGCGGTCCGGTATCGGCGTAAACCGGAGTCCTTATGCTTCCACCCAAACAGATTCCCAACTATGAATTGCTGCGCCGGGTGCAACTCAATAGGCTTCCCCGCCCATTCGCCCTTGTAATGCTTGCACAGCTTCAAGAACTTGAACACAAGCTCAACATGCCGCGTGTCAAAATATATGTCATCGCGGGCAATGTCGTCCAAGTGCCTTTGACATGCGGATTTCACAAGCCTGCAAGCTGGCTGTTTGCCGTCGAGAACGTCAAGAGCGTATTGTGATACTGGGTCGTGCGTCATTTATCTCAATTCGATGTAAGGAATCCCCCACGAATCATTGATGTTTACTTCCTTCACCGCGCCGTCGTCATCGATTCGGCAAATATACTCCACATCCAAGTCCCCGTGTTTTGCCTTCAGTTCCGCCAGCAGTTCGATAAGTTCGGATGCTTTCATATTCAATTCCTTTTCGATGCCTCGGACATTTCCCCAAGCAGTTTCGTTAATTCGTTCTCGCCTTCCTCACTGCTGCCGAGGCGAGCCCGTGCCGCCGGGGTGAATCCGAACTCAGACAACATTCCGCGCATCGCCTTCCATGCGTCCCGTGCGCCGCGTGCCGACGGATGCTCCCTTGCAATCTCGTTGCCCTGCTGGTCTGTTACCTTGAAAACTGATCCGTGCTTCTCAATGTAATCCCGGCAAACCCGCATATCATCATAAGCCAAGCACCAAAGCATGATTGAGTTCTGATCCGCAGCATCGAGCACACCCATTTTATCAAGCTGCTTGATCGTTGTATCCCACATGCGCGAGCCGTATTTGCCGAGATATGCTGGCTTCGATGGTTTCTTACCGGCGCTTGGCTCCGACTTGTTGAGCGGTCGCTTGCCTGGGTTGCCTTCGGCTTTCTTGACTGCGGTTGGTTTTGGTCTTCGTCCTCTGGTTGTCATGGTGTAATCCTTCGAAATCGTTTATTGAGTCTCCGCTTGATGCGTTTTCCTTGTCCAGCTTTCCAGAGGCAAACGCGTCGCCATCGTTTGCTCAACCATTCGCCCTCGTCGCATTTCAGCTTTTGCTTTCTCATGTCAACCCCTAAAAACTAGGTTTGCCGCTGAATTTCGCGATATTTTTTTCAGAGCAGATCGGAAGAGCGTCGTG